GCCTCAGCCCAACACGCGTCGGACGTGACGTTGATCACGGGTTTGAGTAATTCAATGTCATAGGTGACCCACAATTCGCCAAGCACGGTGCCAGCGGACGAAGGGAGGCCGTATGTCGCGACTTCGATGCGACCCCAGTCATAAAGGCGGGGGTCTTCACCGAGGGTGGCGACATCGTAGCCGTTCACATACAGGACTGTGTTAGAGGTGACCGCGGGGTCACACTCAATGGCGTGCATCTGTGAGCGGCTCGGTTTAGCCGAAACGGCAAACTCCGAGTTCTCCATGGACACTTTGTCCGCGAACGCCGGCTCCGCCACATTGTAATTCGTGGCAATGATGACACTGCCGAGAGCACCACCGGCAGAAATATCACTCGACAGTGTCTTGAAGACCACGACCATGCCGTGAATGCGGTACTGTTGGAAATGCCCCGCTATGCGAGAAAGCCACGGAAACATGGCTTTATTAGCTGGGTTGATCCGCGTTGTGCGGTTGAAGAAGGCGAGCGGGTTATTCGGGGCGACGATGTCGGCAATGTACTCACGGTGACAGACCCGCACTGAGTTGCCACGTTGCACGAATTGCGGAACATCTTCGCCCTCCTTCACCACGCCGGCACGGTCCGCGAGTGTGTTGCCGGAGACTTGATAATCTCCGAAACCACGATTTTCGCGAGCGCCGAGCCGGCGCGGCCACCCAAGGCGCGCCCAATTGCCGCACCTGGGCCTGGCAGGCCGATGAGTCCACCAAGGGCACCACCTGCCGCGCCGCCGAGGCCGGAGCCACCGGCGGCGAAAGTACCCTTGGGGATAAGCTGGTCCAGCCGGTAGCCACCGGATCCAGCGATTCCGGGGCGGGAGTGCCGAAGCGCGGCAGCCACATCAGTGTCCGCGGCAGCCAAACGCCGATCTTGTTTCTTCTCTTCCGCCAGACGTGCTAGAGCTTTGCGCTCCTTCTTGGTCAGCGGATTTGCCTTACGGGGCATGAATGTTTTCGGGGGTGCCCGGGGACCAGGAAAGTGGTCCCTCTAATTGCTTTCGATGGCCCGTGCGCGCGCCACGGGCCACCACAACTCTAGTTTAACGTCTTTTCGGACTAGTTTAACGTCTTTTCGGACAGGTCGGGAGGAAAGCTACTCCTGGCCTGTGGTCGCCTCTTTAACGACCCACATTCCCCGCTTGGCCTTGGAACGACCCTTATACTTGGTCGTTTCCTTGCGGGGAACAAGCGCTGGTTTCCCTTTCTTCTGAAACTTTGGAGCCTTCTTGGCACGCTTGCCAATAGACTCCATGACCTCTGTGGACAAGGTCTCAGATAAGGGCGGGGCCGACGCGTCACTCAAAACATCATGGAGACCAGTGAGGCGCACACCAGGTGGCGCCTCCGGCTCCTCGGCAGGATCCAAGACAGGTGGATTGAGCACATTGCCTACATCGGCAGATGCGCACCATGTGGCGAACGCGGAACCCAAACCATAATCGAGTTCGGGCGCCACGCAGTGGATGTAATCATCCATCCACTGGCGCCGCACATTGGGCCATTGCACATCAGATGAGAACCGGGACCACCACGCATCGGCGTTACGCGCGTTCTCCAAACTCATGCCCTCATGCGGCTCGGTGTGTGGTGCTAGCACACGTAAAATCGTGCGACATAAGTCACCCAACACAGGCGAGTGGGCGTCGGACAAAACATAGCCCGAGGCTCGCAGGACCGCCACGTCTCTGTCATTGAAGCTGCCGATTGGCAAGTGCGTAAGGTGAAAACGGCCGAAGGTGCGCATGGGATCTTGCATAGACACAGGGTCACCATACCACACTTCCGGACCGAACACCCGCCCCAAGAAGTTCACCCCCGAACTACCGGGTGTGAACTCAACCAGCTTTATTGTGAGGCCTAGTACCTCACAAACCTCCACCAAATGCGGCGGAGACACCACCGCTAATCCATCGTCCCCTCCCTCGATGCTACGGTGGCGCACCATTTCAAACGCAGCGCGCGGGTTGTAGCCCGCCAACCGCCAAGAAAAATACAGTGGCAGTGCGTTCTTATAGGTATTGCCAGTGGACGTGCCGGAGAACCCTGAGTTCGTTGCGGTGCCGGTGTTGTAACGCGTGCCGTGGCGTCCGCGCGCGCGCCGCGCGCG